GTTGGTTTCTTGGCGACGAAATCTCGTGAAGACCATGCTCAATCCATGGTTTCGGATCTCGTTGGACTTGCTTGATGAGTCCTAGATGGTTGACGCGTTAAGGTGGAAGAAGTGAAAATAAGGCTTTGGGCGCTGTTACAGAGATTAGACTGCCCAAAGTGTATTGGATTGCTACACCTGCTACGGTGGCAACCACTAACCAGATGTCGCTTGTTCCGGTTGACTGTAAATTGAGGGCTAACCGTTCGATTGCGACTGCTCCGACAGTGTTGGAGATACCCATTGCTCCAGACAGGCCTGAATTTGGTCCGGTTGTATATGCGAACTGGTAAGTTCCAGGGACGGCAAATGTAAACAAGTTCGTTTTCAAGTCATAAGTGATGCCGTATGAACCAGGTACCTCTATCACTGATGTGCCCAACGGGGCGGTGTCACTAACAACTCCAGTTCCTGAAAACTTGGCTCCGACATACTTTTGGTCGTCAGAGCTGATCAGTTGTGGTGTGCTGAGAGTGACATCATACTCCACATATAGTTCACCCAATGATTGGGATGGTGGTGATCCAGTTACTATCACATACAAATTACCTGTGTCATAAAGTCTAATATCAGTGCCAGAAGGTTGCGCTCCTGGCCTAACAAAATAGGATTTCCGCTTGCTCAAGGCTTGGTCGCTTGAAGAATGTACGACACTATTCCAAGGAGCAGTACGGACCGCATTTTCGTATGACAAGGCCTCCATCTTTGAGCCCGGTGCTGCGTCAGCTGCGTCATAATCTACCGTTAAAATAACGGTCCCTGGTGCTGACGTGGGACTAGTAGTCTCAAACACAAATTTCAGAAAATTAAACTTGTATGACTCATAGTTTCTTGCTACCGAACTTAACCAAGGAAAGGCTAACGCCAAACCAGGGTTGATGCTAATTGATGTCACGCCGAAGTCACCCGTGCTAGGGGCAACAACATCAAAAATATACTCTCTATGGCGGATCTTAGCATCACCCGCTGGTAAGGTTCTAACCATTGGTTTAGATGACCGGATGACTTTAGTCTTTGCTACTGGTGCTAACTTCATCTCTTTCTGTTTGACCTCGCGCTTGCGTTCGCGAGGTCGGCGTCTTCGTTGATTTCTGCGCTGCATTCAAACTTATATCTGTTGATTAACGATTCCAGATAAGCGAATCAACCGGGTCGCCATGTCGACCCGTGAATGCAGCATTAAAGGGACCTTAGTCCCGAGAGTTGCGTGGTACCCACCTCATACCAGGTGGAGTGTACGATGTGCCATGCCGTAACTTGGATTGAAGGTTGACACATTGTACCAATTCGAGGGGAGTGGGAAGCTTTTCTCCCTCACTCACTTCAGGGTCGCATTCGTCCCTGAAATCACCGGATTCCTCACTGATTTCCGAAATCTGAAACAATATAGCGTACTCCCCCAGCGCAGTACCGAGTGCGTTTCGTGGAGCTTCACCTAGCTGGCTTCGCTTATTGTCAGTGGACATGTGCTTCGCTTCCCTAGCCTGGTCCATTTCTGGTCGGTCAGCGTTTGGAGGCCTTGGCACTGCCTCGTCACGCTCGCGGACTGGGAATATTTGATCGTAGCGCATGTAGTTTTCAACTAAATCAGAGTATTTACCCTCGTACCTTCTGTCGCTACCTACGACAGGATTTTGCCGGAACCCAGATGTTATTGCTTTATTGTCCCTCTCCTTATTATCTAAAAGCGACAGTTCAAACGGCAAAATATCACCATCAATGACCACAGGTACCTGTGACATGGCTCGGTCTTGTTCTGCAATCATTGATGGCTTCAATATAGTTTCTTGGTTAGCGTTTGCCAACCAGTGGTCAAACGCGGTATGATTAAAGCTGGGAAACAAGTTCCCTGCATAGTCCTCCATCCACTCAGCCGGCTCATTAGGGTATTGAACATCTGCTTCAAACTGAGCTAGCCAAGGTGTGATCCGCTGCAGGTTCTTCATTTGCTCTTCACTGACTTTAACATCTTTGAGAAGTCGCACAGCGGTTCTACAAAATGGGCCTATAATTGGGGTGTTCTTATCAGTTAGCACATAGGCCATGGCTTTCTCCCTCAATTTTTGTTGTGGTGTAACAAAACTGTCCATGTGCACTGTCACATGGATTTTACTCAATTGACGCTTTAAGTCACAACAACTATTGAGGTCGCCTGTCCAGACATCCGGAGAATATATGCGCGCTAAGAATTTCACTCCAAAATCACCACGTTTAATGGGTTCTGCCGCCAACTCTTGTCCTATCATCTCCGCTGATCTCACGTATGTGTCTTTATCGAGGTCCCCTGTCAAGCCGTCATCTCCACCATACACTCCAAGCCTGTTCCAGGCTTCGGACGCGGTGTAGTACACGCCACTAACTGAGGTCCTCCTAAAGGCCAAAAACGCTACAAAAGCGTTGACCGTAGAGTTGAATATTGAAGTCTCGGGTGACCCCGAGGCTCTACTGTAACCCATGTCATACTTAGTCCCCAATCGCCCGTGGCCGAGAAGTCCATACTGCGAGCGGTGGAGATCACAAATCTCTTGGTGATATTGTGGGTGAAATGCACGTAATAACAATACTCTTTCGAGTTCGCGCATTAAATTGCTCCCGTGACCATCAAAACGACTAAAATCTGATGTTATAACGTGTGACGTAGCTTCTTGACACACCTTGGAGACTCGCGTCGCTATTGATTTTGGACTCTGCGAGAATGCATACCATGGTGTTTGTTTAAGCAACTTCTCAAACGCATACGTTATGGTCGAATAGTCACGTTTGTCTGGCCCGTTGACCGTGGAGATTGGTCTGGGATCTTTAACGTTCCCATAGCTCTCCTTCTTCACGAACATTTTAATCACTCGCTCAGGTAAATCGGCGAATGTCCGATACAAAATCATTCGTTGTGATGGACGACTCTGTCTCTCAATCACTTCGTCAACGGTAGTTGGATGGAGCTGATGCTGTTCAGGGATCAACAATGTTGCAAACTCTTGGATGACATTGTGTAGGAAGGGCGTGACGACTAGTTCCCGTGGTCTAACACGCTCAATTCTTCCTTCTACACATTGCTCTTCATTGTTGATCGACTGATCTGGCACGAACGCATTGTTTAACAGGGGGCTCATAAAAGCCACCATACCAGGTTTTGCATTAGGATCATACCTGGCAGGTTTGAATTGATAGGATCTGATAGCCACGTCAACCGGGCACACTACGGGCGGTTTCACATCTATTATTCCGCTGCGGTAGTAGCCCAATAATATGGCAGCCACATCCCTGTCCTTAACATAACCCTGTATAGTTGGCAGTTGAATATCATATTTACTCGTTTTAGCTAGTAAGAGTAATGTTTCGTCAACTGCTTTTGAAATCACTGCAGAATTATAATTGTTAACAACGCCTGTAGACACAAGCATTCCTTCCCCTTGTTTCTGGATGAACATACGGTTAAAACCATTCCCTTGATGGACATTAAGTCGTTCTAGTACAGTTGATTCAAGGGATAATGGTACTAACCACGCTGTAAAGAAATTCCACGACATCAGGGGTGTTAACATTATCATCTCGTGATCAGGTTGGGTATTTCGTCTATCAACCAGGTATGCTGTTGCTCTGTAAGGAATGCCTAAGAAATATGACACGGCCAACATATTATCCATTGAATAGTTCCAAACCATGTGCGTATAACTCGCCCCTCCAGATACTCGATAAGTGAACACGTTCTGTTCATCGGAAGTAAATGAGTATTCCGGAGTACAACGAGCAACCGCATGTGGCTGGAATGTGTATATAAATGTTGGTATGGCATGTTTACTTAACATATGTGGCATATCCAAATATTGATCGACATCGATCAATGATAGCATAGCATTGTCTGGGAGCTCAAACTTTTCGACTTGGGCCGACAAATCTTTGGCCCAATAATATGACCTTGATCCCAATCTGTTGTTGCGCTCGTCAGCCCTTGATTTGGACATGTAGTAAGGGACTGATCCAATATTATTAGCAACTCTCTCTGCAAAAATCGCAGCAGCACTGCGATCTGATGCAGAATTAGCATGTGTGTGCACATCTGCCGGTCGCAATTTCGACTCGGCTAGATCTCTGAATCCAGACCTTACGGTCTCCGCATTCACACTGCTTTTGTAGGCCGTTCCTGCCAGTACTTTAGATACTGCATATCTAAAGATTTCTGGAACTTGCCAATGGTTCTTGTATGCGATCAATAATATCCGGTGGATCGTTAGAACCCATAAAAGGCAGGACAGTCTCTTGTTTCGTAACGTGAAACGCATGTAAACCCGGCAGAGTTTAAGCAGTAACTCAATTATACTGCTAAGGCCCCTGCGAGCCACTCCTATCAGAGTATTGGCGATACTCTGATCCACCACAATTAAATCCGTTAATTTGGTGGGGCCATAGCCAGCTTTTCTCCATCGGAAGACGGAGGAAACCACTCGCTCACAAACACTCAACAATTGCATGAGAACGAAAGCTTACTATGTTTAATGCCG